TAGAAAACTTTAGAGCATACTTTGACTTCAAAGATGTGCATGGTAGCTGTGAGTTTGAAATCACTAACATTACTGAGGTGGACTTTGATGTAGAAATGAGTGACTTCATGGCAACCGAAGTAGTAGGTGAGGTGGAGCTTGACTATATCCTTACAGATGTAGAACTTAATCAGCTAGGACAAGAGATTATTTGGTGTATCCAAGAGACGACACTTATTGAAGATATGCAACATCCTGAAGATGACTTTGATGAAGATGCGTGGAGGTATGATGTTTAGAGATATTTCAGAGATGGCTAGATGGTGGTCCAATCAGTCATTTGCAGGAGACAAGGGAGGCTCCTTTAATACCTCCCTATATTTAGAATACTTAAAATGTAAGAACTCATGTATAGATTATTGTACTACTACGAACAAAGGCTCTCAGAGAGCTACGAATTCCCAACCAAAGCACTCTGCTATTGGCAACTCAACCAATTCAGGACAGCAGGTACTCACGTTTACGGACACTTTGTAATTGAGAAGATATGAGACAGGATAAGATACTAGAAATACTTTACCCATACATCCCTGCCAAGGTGTTAGGTGACTATCTCGGGTTGACAGTTACCCAGGTATACAACAGAACGTACAAAAGAGGGATAAAGAAAGACCCAAAGGTTAGGAAAGCTATTAACAGAGCTAAGGTATTGGAGGCAGGATATGCCACAAGGTTTGAGAAAGGCCGTAAACCATGGAACGAGGGCAAAAAGTGTCCTAATTTACTGCTAACCAATGCGGCCAAGACCATGTTCAAGCCAGGTAGAAAGCCTCACAACACCAAAGAGGACAATGCCATGAGCATACGCAAAGATACTAGCGGTAGATTGTACTACTACAGCAAGCTAGCAGATAGCAAATGGGTGCTAACTCATAGATGGATGTGGGAACAGGCCAATGGACCCATCCCTGCAAAGCACATTGTACGGTTTATTGATGGTAACACCATGAACTTAGATCTATCTAACCTTGAGTGCATTCCAATGGCTGAGAATGCCAACCGTAACACACTACACAGGTTCCCTGATGACCTGAAAAAAGTAATCAGACTTAAAGCAAAATTAAACAAACACATAAAAAACAAACAAAATGGCTAGAAATGGAATGAATGATCTACGCGATCACCTCTTTGCAGCACTCGAGAGATTAAATGATGATGAGCTAACACCTGAACAACTTGCTACTGAGGTAGAAAAGGCACAGGCAATATCTAACCTATCCAACTCTGTGATTAACAGTGCCAAGGCTGAGGTTGACTTTATGAAAGCAACCGGTATGATTGCTACTACAAGCAACCTGTTCAAGGGAGTGAATGACCCTAAGAGATTGGAAGCATGAACCAACACAAAATATACAGGGTGCTAAGGCTCCTGCAATTGCTACAGGAAAAGCCCAGGACAGTGATGGGGATGGCTAGGTACCTTGGAACAAGTGAACGCACAGCATACAGATACCTACAGCTTTTTATGAAGCTAGACCTGCAAGTAAAGAGAGATAAGTTTAATAAATACTTTATAGAGAAATCATGAGAGGAGAAATAGACGAGACTGTGTTCAAGCTCACACAGCTACAGAATGAGGACCTGGTGAATATCATCCTGGACTACCAACTAAACACACCGAGCAGGATAGAAACATCTGCCTACAAGAGGTACTATCTGTACAACTACATGTACAACTACCGGCACATGACATACAGCATGATCGGTAAATTTTTCAACCGAGACCACAGCTCTGTTATTCATGGCATGAAAGAACACAAGTATTGGTATGGTAAAAAAGATGAGAGGTACATGAAGTATATTCACCCATTGCCTGAGCTGATTAAGCAAAAGCGTGACGATATAAACATCTTTGATGTCAGTATTATGCCGATGTGTGACGAAGAGGCAAGGGTCACAATCACAGGAAATATCCCACCAAAGTTATTAACAAAGTTCCAAGACAAGATGACTACAAGCGAGATTGTGTCTATCTTTGAGGACCATAATTTTTTAAGGGTTAATATGGGGGAGGGGGTCTAGGCTCCCTCTTTTTTGTGACAGTGTGACGATGGGACGGTTCTCTTATATAGGGGTCTTAAAAAATAGAGCACTAAAAAATTTAGCGTTCTGGAAAATTTATCGTCTTATCGTCACGCTTTAGCTGAAAACCAATACCACATTAGTTTATAGCCGTGACGATAAAATAAAAACATCGTCACAAATTGTCTTTTATCGTCTTTTATTTATATTTGCAACCTATGTTCAACCCTAAAATATCAGTCTTCAGGAGCTTGTTTAACTCCAAAGAGACACCTTTCACACTTGAGGCAATAGAAGTGTACAACAGAATAAAGCAAGGAAACCCCGAGCTGATTAGTAAGATTAAGAAACTCCGAGCAGGTGACACTGACAGCAAGATGCAACTCAAGGCCATCATGTTCAATGGTATATTCTCTGAACGCAAAGATGATGGGCTGATAAAGCACTCAGGTCTTTGTGTCCTGGACTTTGACAAGTACCCTGATGCTAAGACCATGGCAGCAGAACGCAAGAGGTTAATGGATTGCCCGTATGTGTACATCATGTTCACTTCTCCATCAGGTAATGGACTTAAGGTAGTTATCCGTACACCTGAGTCTGACAAGTTTGAACACAAGAGGAGGTTTGAAGCATACAAAGAGTACATTCAAAGTGATTATTTTGATGTAGCCAACAGCAATGTGTCAAGGGTATGCTTTGAGTCATACGATCCGGATGCATACCTCAATGAGTTTTGCGAGGTGTTCCCAGGTATCACCGATGATAAAGGCTACCACAAGTCTGAGAAGATTGCAGTACTCCCCATTGCTAATGAGGACCGTATCATTGAGTTAATTTTGAAGTTTAACCATGGTAAGTTTGAAGAGGGCAGAAACAATTGGACCTTTAAGGTGGCCTGTACCATGTGTGAGTATGGGGTGGATAAGTATGCTGCTAAAAACTACCTGCTCCAATATGCACAGGAGGACTTTACAGCTAATGAAATCAATTACACCGTAGAGAATGCATACAAGAGTAGCAATTTTAACACTAAATACTTTGAAGATACCTACACCGTTAACAAGGTAAAGGTCAAACTTAAGGAGGGGGTCAAGGATGAAGACATCCAAAAGCAGTTAGGGGTGAGTGGTAGTATTATTGAGTCAGTGAAAGAGGAGGTGCAGAACTCTGATGACGTTTTTTGGCAAGCAGATGGTAAGAAAATTACTATCGTGCCGCATGACTATGCTATCTTTCTGCACAAGCATGGCTTTGCTAAGTACTATCCTGAACGGAGTAACAAGCCTACCTATGTGTACATTGAAGAGAACAAGGTATCTGAGAGCTCAGTGGAGCTGATAAAGGACTTTGTACTCAAGTACTGCCTTGCTAAGGGTGAGCTTGACGTGTACAATCACTGTGCTAAGAGTGCTCAGCTCTTCACTGAGTCACACCTGAACATGCTTGAGTCCATTGAGATGCGAATACTACAGGACAGCAGGTATGTTAGTTATATTCCATTCAACAATGGGGTGGTCCAGGTAACCAAGGACAAGGTAGAGCTACTGAGCTACATTGATATTGATGGGTACATTTGGAAAGAACAAATCATTAAAAGAAACTTTACACGACTGCCATCTCATGATAACAATTTTCAGGATTTTGTACACAAGGTATCTGCCCAGGATAGTGAACGGATTAAGGCAATGGAGTCAACCCTTGGGTACCTCATCCACACGTTCAAAGATAAGACTGACCAAAAGGCAATTATCTTTAATGACCAAGAGATTGATGATAACCCTAACGGAGGCAGTGGTAAGAGCTTGATGTTGACAGCCATCGGGAATATCCGCAAGATTATAAAGATAGATGGCAAGGCATACAACCCATCTAAGAATGACTTTGTGTATCAGAGGGTCAACATGGACACTCAGGTGCTTGCATTTGATGATGTGAAAAAACACTTTGACTTTGAGCAGTTATTTTCACTGATCACTGAGGGTATTCCGGTCAACAGAAAAAACAAGGATGAGATATACATCCCATTTGAACGAAGCCCTAAAATAGTCATCACCACCAACTATGTGATTAGTGGTGCAGGTACATCCCATGACAGGAGGAGGCATGAAATAGAGTTCTTTCAGTACTTTAATAGTCAACGCAATCCACAGGATGAATATGGTAAACTACTATTTGATGAATGGTCAAAGGATGAATGGGCTCATTTTGATAACTACATGCTCAGTAACCTACAGATGTACCTGCAGAATGGATTGGTTAGGAGTATATCCATCAATGCGGATGCCAAGAGGTTTATCCAAAACACCTGTAAGGAATTCTATGACTTTGTGATGGATGGGAATATAGCATTGGATGTTAGACACTACAACAAAGCATCATTTGAGGCATTTCAAGCAGATACTAATGGCTTCAAAGACCTTGACAGCAGGAAGTACATTAAATGGGTGCAAGCCTATGCAAGCTATAAAGGCTATAAATTCACTAAAAACAAAGACCAGCATGGTAGATATTTTGAAATTACTCTTGTTAGTTAGTATACTAGCAGGGTGCAAGAGCTCACAACAATGTGATGCATACGGATACATAAAGTTAAATCAATACGACTACATTCAGGTAGTAGGTTACACTGATACTGTACCTACCTTTGGTGAGACATGGATGCAATTACCCAAGGGTGAATACCAGGTAAAAGCATGGAAAGATAAACAGGAGTATATACTGCATGTAAAACTATGAAAAAAGAATATAAGGCACTGCTTCATGAGCTGAAGCTTCAACGCTATGCCATTACTCACCCTAATTACCCACAAGACTATATACCAAAGACTATGTACAAAGACTCAACAGCAAACGGATTGACCAAGGCAATCTGCGATTTTATTAACTACCAAGGATACCAAGCTGAACGCATTAATACTATGGGAACAGCAAGAGAAAAAAAGACCACAGCAGGCAAGGTGATCGGGGTCACATGGACCAAGGGCACATCTACAGCAGGGAGTGCCGATATATCTGCTACCATTAAGGGCCGTTCAGTTAAGATAGAGGTCAAGATTGGTAAGGATAGGCAGTCTGAAGCTCAAAAGAGATACCAGGAGAACATTGAAAAGGCAGGAGGAACCTATATAATTGCTAAAGATTTTGATAGTTTTGTTGAGTGGTACAATAAATTCATTGAATCATGCAATTAGATCCCGATATACTAGATAGGATGATAGATGAGCTATCATTTACCCCTGAACAGCTCAGAGAATTAGGCATGAAGTTTTGGATAAGTTCAGATTATGAGTTTATCCTGGATGATTATGATGGCTTTGCAGTTAATAAGAGCCCATTACTAAAAGGGGATACAATATATTTTTGTACTGAATATAAATTTTTATTGCAATTTGTATAGTTAGTGCAATTTATTTGTATATTTGTAGAAATTAACACCTTAAAATTATGACAACAAGGAAAACAACTCAAGCTGATGAGCCTAAAACAGCACCCGAGGTAATTACCCTCAACATCTATCAGAAACTGCATCTTGCTAAGCAGTCAATGGGTAAGGTCATTAAGAATGCGACCAACCCACACCTCAAGCGTAACTATGCTGATATTAACAGCATCATTGATACCGTGGAGCCTATTCTACTTGATCATGGCCTGCTATTGATACAGCCAATCATTGATGAAAAGGTATGTACAATCATTGTGGATGTCGAAACAGGTGATAAAATAGATTGTTATCTTACTTTACCTCCAATCACCGATGCACAGAAGCTAGGAGGTGCCATTACTTACTTCCGTAGGTACACTCTTGTATCTGTTTTATCCCTGCAGGCTGTAGATGATGATGGTCATGAGGCTAGCAGAGCTCCTAAGGCAAAGCCATCACTGGATGCTGAGAAGTTCGGTAAAGCATTAAAAGCTATTGCAGATGGCAGATACTCAGTAGATGAATTGAAAGCTACCTATTCACTAACTAAAGAGCAGGAGGGGCAGTTATGATACCACAAGAGAAAGCAAAGGAGTTATTCATGAGAAATTTTGAAATAACAGTAGATGATTATTGCGCTAAGCAATGTGCATTGATTGCAGTTGATGAGATTTTGAATTTAGGTCTCCACGATGTTGGTGATTACAGAAACGACCAATCTACATCAGATGACTTTTCAACGGTTACATGGTACATTAATTATTGGGAAGAAGTTAAACAAGAAATAGAACAGCTATGAAGTTCAGAGCATCACAATTAGGAAAGCTAATGACCTCCTCCAGGACTAAGGGGGAGGCATTAAGCCAAACAGCTAAGAGCTACATCATTCAAAAAGCTAAAGAGGACTTCTATGACTACAAGGCTGAGCTAACCAACAAATATCTAATGAAAGGCATACATCAGGAACAGGACTCGATTGACCTGCTCAATGCTGTGAGGTTTGAAAGCTATAAAAAGAATGAGAAGAGAGAAGAGAATGAGTGGTTATCCGGATGCTGTGATATCATCACTGAGGATCTAATCATAGATATTAAGACCTCATGGTCCTTAGA